CAATCAAATTGAGGTTGTACTAGAAAGCCTTAAATCTGTGGCTTGGGAAATATCGCCAGAGTTTGCAGACGCCAAGCGCGTTGAGCGCGAGATGACCAAAGCGCTTGATCGCAGCGAAACGGTGTATCAATGACCCCCACTGAATTTAAACAGGCCCGGCGCAAGCTGGGCCTATCTGCCACTCAGCTTGGCCACATCCTCAACTCTGACCCGCGCACGATACGCCGCTGGGAAAGCGAGGGCGATGCGCGCCCGGTCAACCCCATTGCCATGCAGGTTGTGCAGTGGATGCTTGACGGCTACAGACCGCCGCAATGGCCTGACTAGGCTTTACTCGACTTGCCCATCAGGCTTTTCTTTTTCTTCTTAGGAAAGCCTGCCTTCATATTTGAATATGACTTATCAGAGATCGTGCTTTTTGCTTTTGATCTGCTGGTGCCAGCAGCCTTGCGTTTGTTAATATTTTTGTAGAGTGACATCACGCTTTCCTTTCGTTGCGTCTGCTAATTTCTTTGCCTTTGCTCACAGCGTCATCCTTGCTGTTGGCACCCCATGCCCTCAATGATGACAGCAGTGGCGTTGGCTTACCGTCTGGCGTTTTCTGCGGCCCCGGCATATTGCCCATGCGCTGCAAGAATGCTGCGCGGCGGGGGTTGTCTCCTGATTTTACTGGTGCGCCCATCAGGTGTATTCCTTCCACGGCAGTTGCCAGTGTGGGCCGTCAGGAAAACTCTGCCAATCACCGCCCCACTCAACATTGATGCCTAACTCGTCAGCAGCATTTTTAAACAGCGGCGCAATCTGGTGATACAGGGGCCAATCCCAACGTATCGTCCCGTCAATGTATGGTGCCATGTCGATTGCATGGCCTGTCAGGTGGCGTGATCGCAGGGTGGTTGATGCGCCCTTGGCCAACAATGCCTTTTGACGTTTGAGCGTTCTCATGCCCTCAATAATGCTGAAGTCTATCGGTGACATTTCCAGCGCGCGGTGGCAGACCTTCACCAGATCCGGGTGTACGCCTTCAAGGCGCTTGATGCTGCGCTTGCCGAATTGAAAACTCATTGCTTCTGCTCCAATATTTTTTCAAGTTGTTCCCTGATCAGCTTCTGCTGACGCTCTAAAGCCAGCCACTGCTGATCGATCTCTGAGTGTGGGTTATGCAGGGGGATCACCTTATCGGTGGTCACTTGGGGCGGCTCATAAACTTAGTGGCACCGCGAATAGAAAAGCTGGCGGCAATGGCACAGCCAAGAAAATATCTGTAATATTCTGGCATGGCTTCCAAAGCCACAAAACCCTCTGCAACAATGGTGCGGCCCCACTCGCCGCAGAAGGCTAGGATGCAGGGCGCTGCTAGGATCACGCTGAAAAACTCATCCTTGAGGCTAGACTTTGACCCCTCGGCCATCAGCTTTTCCCAATCGGCTGTGCTAGTAGCAGCGCTGACCAACACAGCGGCCTCGCTCTCGGCCTTCACTCTGGCGACAGTTTGCTTGCCGCGTTGCTGTTCAGCCTTCTGATCCATCCAAGATCCGACGAGGCTAGTCAGCGGCCCTATCAATGCGCCGATCATGTGCGCTCAGATGACAGCCATGTGGCGAAAGCCCCTGTCATTGCCCCGGTTACAACGCTGACCACAGCCGCGTGTTGTGTGCTTAACTCTGGTACAGTTATCGCGAACTCAATGACGCGGATGTAAACGACTGTCATCACCAACATCATGAAGCGCGGCATCAGCCGATACTCTAGTATTTTCTCAAACGCATTTGTCATGTCAGAACCCCTGTTGAATGCCACGCAATATCTCGTGGATAGACGGCTTCTTGTTCTTCCTGCTGTAAGGGCATTGGAAGGTCTTGACGCATTCGCGCCAGCTAGTGGTAGGAAAATGTGTATAGAATGTACGGTTTGGACCGCGATATATGCAGTGCTTGGTGTCGTTGATCTCAAGCCGCTTCCACAGGTGGCACGTCACTGTTGGTGGGTCTAACAATCCAGCCAACGCAACCGACAACACAAGCGCCGGGATCATGTCAGGAACAACCACACGCCAAAGATCATGGTGGCCAGCAGCAAGATAAACAGCGCTACGGCTGCGCCAAGTTCAATTCGTTGCTGCATCTTGGCGCGCCTTGCTTTCTCCGCTTCCATGCGTTCACGCTTAATCTGGCCTCTGATCTTGAGGAGGTCTTGCCACGCATAGAAACCACGGGTCATCTTAATATATGCTTCTAATTCTTTTTCTAAGTCAGCCGCCTTCTGCTGGGCTGCGTAAGTCTCTAGCGCTTCCTCATTTGCAGACGTGAAAGGTGATTTCTTTTTCTTGCGATGCTCGCCGCGCACCTCATCGATTGCGCCCCACATTTTGCCAATGTCTGACATCATTGACTGAGCATCTTTGCCCAGCTTGACACCGCTTTTGATCGCGGCAAATGCTGCCACGGCTACGCTGATAGGTTCCATTGCGCGGCCTCTTATGCTTCTGGCGTCACACGCTTGGGAATGCAGTACGCCAACGCCCTGTCTTTAGGTGTTTGATAGCCAAACCGCATGACGATCATTTGCGCGTAGGCGATGCAATGTTGTAAGTTGGTAAACTCAATATCGTCGGATATTATCTTGCGTTCTGCGCCGATCCCCATCCAGACCACCAGAACAAAGACGTGTGTCACTGCATCTTTGTCAGGATCGTCAGCAGCATCACAATGGTTGCGCCAGATGTAGCGATCAACACAGCTTCCAGCCGCTTAACGCGGTTAAATATATCTTTGAATTGTATCTTAGCTTCTGTGCGCAACTCAACGATCTGCAATTGCATTTCATCGATGCGCTGGTGAGCGCTGCTGACTGTGCGTTTATCCATCAGCTAGGTTCCGTGGGCCAATCGCCGCCACTACCATCCATGTCAGGATAGTTTAAGTTGGGCCAGTTCGCATGTTTGGTAATGTCACGCAGGGCGGTGCGATAAGTAACCCATGCACTAGGCACAGACCCACCAGCTTCCAATGCTTTAGTTACAACCCAATCACAACTAGCTAGACGTTTATCTCTCTCTGCCCTGTTGCGCTGTGCTGTCGCTGCGTTAGCCGCTGTTACTACCGCTGCACGTTCATCGCTGGTCATGTCAGTTACACGGCGCGTGTAGACTTTGCCGTCTTGCAGATATGGTGTGACTGCCTCGTTCTTTTGCGTGGCACTATCGTAAGCTAAAAACACAACCACCTCGGCACAGCTATTAGCCGCCAGCCAATCAGCATCAGGTCCAGCTTTAGGAAATGAAGTGTTGGGGAATAGAGACTTGTGGTCTGCTATCTCAGATATTGTGCTGCCATCTAATCTTGCTATCTTCATGTTACTGTCCTTTATCTGCAAATGGTTCTGTATCTGGCGTAAAGTTGCTGGTGTAACGGGCCATGTGGCTTATGCGAAACTCATCTATATACGCATTTAATGAACCAGTTTCGGGGCCACCCGAATAACGGCCACCGCCAATAACGAAATCAGCAGAACTATTTAGGTTTGTTGTAAAGGTAGTAGTTCCCTGAGAAACGCCGTTTACAAAAAGATTTAAAGTTCCCGAAGACCTAACAACGGTTACATTTACCCAAGTGTTTGTGATTGTAAAATTACCAGAACGTATCAATTCACTAGTGCCAAATAATCTAAATTGTTGCTCTGAAATTCTGGTTAAAGTTAATCCGTCCGACGAGCCAGAAGATGTATGATTGTCCCAAACCCCCTTATCATATGTCGTGCCAAGGCAACGCACCCAACATTCAACAGTGAAATCTCCTGTGCCAAAAGGTGTGTTTGGAAATGTTACATAGTCACCACTGCCATCTACATACAATGAAGAAGTGCCAATTTTTTTCTGTGCTGTAGATATTTTAGAGTCGGCAACCAACGTCAGATTATTCTGGGCAGCACTATCAATCGCCTGACCATCGGCCATGTTTAAGAGCAGCTTGGTGTTGGTTATGGCTGTGAGTGGGGCTGTTGGTGGGGTGAAGTTAGAGGTAACCGTTGCTGTACCTTTGACATAACGCAAGTCCGTTATGTTACCAGACCAATAACGACTATATCCACTGTATGACCCGACAGTCAAAGACCCCGCTTGCAAGTCCTCATTAGAAGTGCTGCTTGCTGCTTCCACTCCATTGTAAAACATTTTTACTGATGTTCCAGAACGTGAATATAAGACGTGAGTCCACGCATTTAATTGGGGTAAAGTATTTGTTCTAATTATAGTCGCCCCGGTACCTTTTGGATACGCCCCAAATCCTGTACCACCAAGTTCACTTTTACCTATTTGCAATCCACCCGTAGCGTCACCAATACTCACGACAGGCATGTAAGGCTCACTAAGGTCAGTTGGGTATATCCAAAACTCAACCGTAAAATTACCTGTACCTATTGTAAAATCTGCATCGGCAGAAGCAGTTAAATAATTTCCTGACGCAAAAGAGCCACTCGCCCCGTTTACCGCAGGGTTATACACACTGCTGGTCAGGAATGGGCCAAATGATGTGACGGCTGCATTGCCTGATGGTGTGATTGTGTGACCACTAGCAGAATTGTCAACGAACCTATTGCTTTGACAGGTTAGTAGTTTGGTGTTTGTGACTGCTGTAAGTGGGGATGTTGGCACAGTAAG